CGACCACGAATATAAACTGCATTTTCTGGTCCTTCTAAACATCCGTGTCTAAGTCTATGATTTTCTTTTGTTGGATGTAAAATATCAAAGAACTTAGATGGTGCAGTAATACCACCAGCAGCAGTAAATAATCCAGTAACAGTACAAAGACCATTTACAAGTAATGATCCATTAACTATCTTTGATGCATTTGTAAGATGAGAACCATTATTTAGTTTCACACCATTTGAAATATCTGCTCCATTTTTTGTCGCAACACCATTAAAAATAGAAGCACCATTAAAGGTAGAAAGACCAAAAACATTCAAATTACCTAAAAGATTTGTAATACCTGTAACTTCTAAAGATACTGGAAGTGCAATTGAAATTGGTGGTCCAATCATACAAGCCGCTCTTGCTACTCCTATTTGAGTGGGCATTCCAATATAAACAGGACCATTCAAAACAGAAGTACCAGGGAGTAATCTAGAACTAGCAGTCAAAAATGAAGTATCAACTTGACCGACTATTAATTTTTCACCTACATTTGCAATTGTGAGATCAGCCATTATTCACAAATAGAATTAAAGAAATTTTTGAATTTTTTAATCGATGTTATAACTTGACCCAAAATTGAAGAAGATGCTGCATCTATACCACTAGAAATTGTGGTTTGAGTATTAGCAGAAATGTCAGTAGTGGATCCTGAAATATTTACTGCTTGTGCTGCTGCAATTGTTGCAGCACCACTAGATTGAATTTCTACGTTTGGAGCATTTATTTTTACAATTTTAGATGCTTCAATTGTAACTTCCCCCTCCGTTCCATCTATACCAACAATACGAATATTTTTTGCTTGAAGAATAATAGTTCCATTAGATGCTTTTAAATGAATATCTCCATTTATAGCCTCAATTATTTTTGCTGGAGAATTATCATCATCAATATTATGTCCAACAACCTCTTTTGAAGTTTTATTCACAACAAAATCACAATTTCCATTATCGTACATAATAATTCCCTGCCCTTTATCAGTCGTACAGGCAACATCTATTTTTCCATTTTTAGCACTATCTGTTCCTGCTTCAATTCTAAATCCTGGAAGTTGTCTAGCAAATGGGTTTCTCATACACAATCTATCACTGTTTTGATTCCTACTATTGATATTTTTTGTTGGTTTAGTGTTTCATAAGAAGGATAATACTTCATAAGTGGAATAACTTCCGCACCAATACCAGTGTTTGTATTTATAATAAGATTTGGTGGTGTATCAAATCCACAAATTGGATTATTTAATGATAATACATTTACAATTGCACCACTATTTGGAGAAACAATTGGAGTATATAAATTTTTACCGTCAGTAATTCTATCACCAGTCGTATAACCATATCCAGGAGATAATACTACAATTTTTTCAATACACCCAGTTACATCAGTTCGAATTCCAGGAGGAGGAGGTGATGGTGCTTTTATTTTTGCCTTAATTAATACTGAAATTGATGCTTGCTTATTATCCAATGATAATTTAAATACTACATTATCTGTAATTATATCATCTCTTGTTTTTACTAATAATTGTGATTTTCCTTGTATAATTTTAAAGGATTCAATTAAGGGTAAATTATTTATTAACCTATTATCAATTTCAGAGATTGAATATGAAACCAAAGTATTGTCTGGTATGTTTTTTGTGGATAAAATAATAGTAAATGCTTCACCAGCAGTAATATAATTACGAGAGGAAGTTAAAGTATATAGAGTGTCTTCAACTGGTATTTGTTTTTTACGAATTAAAACATCTACAAAATTACTATAATTATCTAATTTTAATGTAAATAATTCTTTATCATTTATAAAATTATTTTTTGTTTTAATTGGTAAAACAGAATTTTTATTATTTATTGTAAAGGTTCCCTTTAAATCTTTATCGATTTGATTTATTCCAACACCAGAAATAGTATAATCAAATGTTGCACCATCTTTTACATTTTCAGTATTCAAGACAACATCAAAATTATCTCCTTCTAAAATATCATTTTTAGTGGAAAATAATTTCAATAAAATAGATGGACTATTGGTATTGGTTGTTCCAATTCCAGGTCTAGTTGTCCCAATTCCAGTATAATTTCCAGGACAATAACCAGAACCATAAGTAATTACATAAATTGATGTAACTTTTCCGTTTTCGACAATTGCCTGTGCCGTAGCTCCATTACCATAACCACTATTATCTACAATTGATACTGTTGGTTCTATTGTATATCCATTCCCAGTATTAGTCATTTCTATTGAAAAAATAGATCCATTTTGTCCAACAACTGGAATTGCACTTGCACCAGTTCCATCTCCAACAATTCTTACGATTGGAGGAATACAATTTGGATATTTAACTCCAGGAGGAAGTGGAATTATATCGTCTTGATTTGTTGGATTTGATACTTTTTGATTACAAGTATCAAATAATGAATTAAATCTTCTATTTATTCCACCATAAATTGGAGTTTCCTTAATTGCATTTTCAATTGATCCTAAATCTTTACTCAATGCATTTAGCACATTCACATTAGATACCATATCTTGCCAGTTATCAACATCTTTTTCATTTGGTCCAAATTTAGAAGCCCAAACACTTGGTTTTTTACAGGCAAGTCCAGTACATTCAAGAAAACTTAAAATTTGTGATGCTAGTGAACTTGCTTCATTTAAAATTCCACTAATCGAAGAAATACCACCAGTCAACCAACTAATTCCAGACATAACACTCTCAAGTGCATTTTCAATCAAACTCATTAATTGAGAAAGAATACCAGCAGTAAGTTGATCGATTGCACAGACGGGTGCATTTATTGGAGAAACTAATTCATTAAGCATATCTTCAATAAATTTAAGAAGATTTCCAGGAAGTTTTTCAAGAATGCAAAAAATTATATCTAATATTTTTTTCATTGCCTCTAAAATAAATACCTGTTGAGGAATTGGAACTATCAATCCAACCAACTTAGTAAATAATTTTGTAATACACTTAAAAATAGTTGCTCTTAAATTATTAATAATTAATTTTACAATTCCAAGAACTTGTCCTGCTGTTTTTTTAATTAAATTTTTAATATTTACAATTTCATTTAATATTGGATCAATATAAGAATTTAAATATCTATCAAGTCCATTCGTAACTGCTTTAAAATTTTGCAGTATTTGTGATATTTGACCGATTAAATTATTTTGACATCCATTTGGCTTAACCAAAGTAATATCTGCTTTTTTTTCTACTGCAAGAGTTGATGCAGCAGGAATACCCAATTTAACTCCTGCAATTTTATCACCATATTGTGGTATTGCTGAAACATTTGTAGTGAATGAACTCGAAAAACCAAAGTTTGAGTTAAAGGCAATTTTTGTTATGTCCGATTGAGAAATAGGAGGAGTTTCTAGTTGAGTAGTAAAAACCTTTGAAGTTCTACTATCTCTTTGTGATGGTTTAACTAAATTTCCAGGATGTCCACTAAAAGGTTTAAATCTTGAACTTTTTTCTTTTTCTATAACACCTTCTGTTTGTAAATTTTTAGTTCCACTGCTACGATAAAGCAATCCAACAATTACTGGTTGTTGTGCATCATCTCCATCTAAGAAAAATCCAAAACAAGTTTCGCCACCTCTCAGATGTATCGTTCCTCCAATACCTCCTTGAGCACTTCCAAAAGAAGGATCCAACATTATTTGTGCCCAAGGTAAATCATTATCGGGGAGAATATTACCATCAAAAGAATGATAACCAATAATTCTTACCTTACATCTCGATCCCCATACTTCACCAGTATCTTCTAAAGAAATCTCAGATTTTTCTGCCCAAACAGATGAATGTGCAACTTGACCTATCCACCAAATAAATCCATCTTTTCCAATATAATTAGATTTTAATAAAGCTTCTTCAATCATCGTATATTCTACACTCTAGTGCTTCTGGATGTTCGTTGTAATATAATTCCAGTGAAGTTGGAACCATAACTTGATTTGAATTGTTCTTTTGATAGGATAAAATATCCTGAAGATATTCTTCAAGATACCTTCTTCTTTGTTCGTTTGGAGAAGAATTTAGTTCTTCACATATATTATAAATAATTTCTTGAATTTTCATATTTTTTAAAAAATATTATTTTTTCCATAAAAACCATAACTATCACGAATTAATCTCAGGCTCGTAATCATTTGTCCACCCTCAAAATGGTGCCTCAAATTTTTAATTAAATAATTTCCACTTTGTTCATCATCGGCGCTTTTATTATCAGTTCTATCTATTCTCGGAAAAACTGCGCGAATAATACTTCCAACTTTTAATGTAATATTACAAGGTACAATCATATTTAGTGCCTGAGTAAACAAAATATTATATCTTGAAAAAGATTTAGCCATATCAGCACCACTTCTTAATTTTGCAGAAATAGATCCATCATTATTCAATACGCCTCTATCAGAAACACGAACCATAATACGACTAATACTATCACCAAATTCATCAGAAAGACTAATATCTTTATTACCTAATTTGTTGCCAATTTCTTCTTTTAATTTATAAGTATAAATATCCAAAGTATTTGAATATAAATCATAAAAATAACTTTTATTTACATACATTCCAACTCTTAATGATTTCATCAAATCTATATTTTTTTCAAATTCATAATTTAATATTTTAAATTCATTATTTTCGACACTATTTTCTATAATTTGGGTATAAAAATAAGTTGGTATTTGTTCTTTATTTGCACTTTGTTTTTGTACTTGTGTATTTGAAACTAAACTGTCAATACTTCTAAAATTAAATCCATCTCTATTTTCATAAAACAAAAATCCTGCCGTACCTTTTGCGGAAGCATATTCACCATCTCCCGAAATTCCTCCGCCACCAGATACTGCAGATACAGATTTCGGTCCCAACCAAGTTAAAATATGAAAAGGTTTTTTATTATTTCCAATAAAAGAATAACTATTAGATGTTGTTTCTATATTTTTACTATTAATTTTTTTTGTTTTTAAAACATCTTTAAGTATGCTATTTACGTGATTATCGATTGTAGTTTCATTATATTTTCTTTCACATCTTGAAGTTTCATTTGTAAGTGCTTCACGAGAAACCATATGTAATGTAAAAGTTTCACTTGGAGTTTGTGCATCTAATCCACTTACTTTATTCACATATAATGCAGTATCACCATCAAGTAAGAATTCACCAGAAGCAGTATTTATACTAATCGAAACCTTCTCCCCACCACGAATTGGAAGAATATTAAATAATGAAGATGAGTTTATAATTTGAGCGATTGCTGTTACACAAGGAGATAATAAATCTTCAAAATAATCAAAAAATAATAAAGAATTAGTTACATCAACAGTATTTTTACCATTCAAAGATTGTATACCAAAATAATTTGGTTTAAATGCGGCGACTGCGATTGACATTATGTACCTGAAAGATTTGTAAGTAACATAGATTTTATTAAACTATTTACTATCTGTCCTTCACTTGGTCCAGGAAGAACAACAGTTCCACCTCCACCACCACCAACTGGAATAAAAACAGGTTTTTGTTGTTGTCCACCACCACCTTGATTACCTCCCATCATTATTGGCATTATAGTTACACTTGATTGTTGCTGATTGTATGTTGGATATTGCTCTAATTTTTTTTGTGTTACCAGTGGTTTAGGTATCGATTGAACTTGTGGTGTTGTTGTTGGTTGTGTTGCTTGTGATTTTGAAGCATTTTTCATTATTGCTTCAATTCTAGAAAAATTTGAATTTGGATCACCTGGATTATTTGCATTAATAGATCTATGATAAATTAAATTTAGTCCCCGTGCTGTTGCTAATTTTTCAACCAATTCAGCAGTTCTCAAATTATATTCCTTTTCTCCAGGAGCACCAGTTTCACCTTTTGTTACATCAGCGTGTCCTGCAAAAATGTGATATGCACGTTTAGGGTCTTTCAACATTGCTTTAACTATTTCTTCTGCATTTTTTTTAGCGCCCACTGCCATATCTGTTTCTAGAATATTTCCACCTCTATTTGTAACACCCAACCCTCCTCTATAATTTTTACCATAAGTTCCAAAACTAGACACAAGTGCTTGTGAGACAGCAGTATCTGGACTGATATTGCTTGGGATTAATCCTGTCTTTTGTCCTTTTGCATTTGGGTCTGCGTGTAATTCTAAAACAAAAGGGTTAGAACCTGCTCTCGAAACTCCTGCCTTTGGTTTTACTTTAACATTTCCACCGAATCTAAAATACTTGTCTGCATAAGGAGCTGAATCTATAGATCCTTGACCCGGTGGAGCATATTCAAAATGTAAATGTGGTCCCCTAGATCTACCAGTATTTCCGACATATCCAATAACTGTACCTGGTTCTATTTGTTGTCCAGTTTTTACATTTGGTGTTTTTTGAAAGTGCAAATATCTAGTCTGAGAACCATCTGGATGATCTATATGTACAGTATTTCCACCCCCACTAGTATATCCAGCAAATTGAACATTTCCTGGTTGAATTACACTTACGGGAGTTCCAGCATTTTCTCCATAATCTGTTCCGTAATGTTGCCTACCATTACGTGGACCAAAACGAGAAGTTATAATTGATCGGCTAGGTTTTTTTCCACCTTCTGCTTCTACATCTTGCAGTTCTTGTCCAGTATCTTTTCCTGGTTGAAGTTCTGGTTCTGGTGGACCATATTCCATTGGAGCACCTTCTTGAGCAGAACCAGAAGCAGATGCTGCAGCATTGATTACATTTGCAAATGAATTATATACAAAGTTTTCAAACTTTCCTACAGACTCACTAAATTTATTCACTATATCATCAAAATTATTATTAGATGCCACCTTCTGTGCCTGTGCTGCTTCTTGTTTCTTCAATCTTTCATTTAATTTTTTCTTTATATAACTTCCACCTTCATATACTCTATCTGCAGTATAACCACCCAAAAATCCACCAGCCATACTTCCAAGTACAAATCCAACTCCGGGAATTGGAATAAGTGCTTGTCCGATTGCACCACCAAGTAAACTTCCAGCAAGAGAACCAACAGCACCAGTTGCTGATTTTCCTACACTTTCGCCTTCTTGCAATCCAGTCGCAAAATCAAGTCCAGCAAATAAAGCATTTACAACTCCAACTGCTCTCAATCCACCAAGTTTTAAGTTTGAACCTCTGACTGTTGGTTTTGGTGCTTTTATTCTTGCTGGTAATCTTCCTGGTTTTCCTGTTTTTCCTCTTGCTGGAAACATATTCCCAAGAAAACCAGCAATATCAAGAGCACCACTAGCCAATCCACTCAACAAACCACTGGGAGAACCAAAAGTTGATGCAACATTTAAATTTGCAAGTTCTTTGATTTTTTTCTTACTTGGTAGTTTATCTTTTTCAATTTCAATAGTTTTAGTTTTTATAAATGCATCAAACTGAACTAACTGCCTTTGAACTCTTGATAGTTGTTTTGCTCCTCTCGAAAAAAGAATAATATTATTTGATGCAGAAACAAGAGGAGAAGAAAAAACTTTAGCCATCACCCATCCACCAAATTATAAATCATTCTTGAATAAAGAACTAAAAAATTATCTGAATTTGATGAAGACAAAAATGGAACTGTAGGCCCACTCTGTGATGTTGGTGGTGGGGCACTTATACCTTCACCAGATGATGATGATTGTTGTGTCTGTTTTCCTCCACCACTCATATCAATAGGAATATAATTTACTTGAGGTTGTGTTTGTACTGGTTGTGAAACTTGTGCAATTTGTTGTTGTCGTTGTTGTGCTACTGCTTGTGAAACTTGTGCAATTTGTTGTTGTCGTTGTTGTGCTACTGCTTGTGTAGTTTGTGGTGTTACTGTTGCAGGATTAATTTGTTGTAATGTCCCAATTTTTCCTTTAATTTCTTCTGGATTCAGGGTATGAAAGTAATTTCCACCAGTGTATCTATAAAAATCCCCTGGTTTCATATTGTGGAGATCAGTTTGGCCCTTAAAGTATACTCTTCCCTTTACTCCTTGCGCTGCATTTCGTGATAATGGTCCCCCAGATTTAAAATCTGCAAGCACTTTATTGGCCTCTCCTGCAAATTTTTTATTGTATAGTTTATCTAATCCTTTCATTCCTTCTGTTTCTACAATCTGTCTTAACTTTGCTTTCCTTTCTGCTGGAGTTTTGCCTAGCATTGGAGCAATATGACCATATGCTCTATTTGCAGCAGGGTCTCCAGAAGTCCCATAAATTGCTGCTGCCATTGGAGTAAATTGTCCTTCAGCCATAACTTGTTCTCCAAGTCCACCAAATTTTCCATGATTTTGTACAGCACGATTCAACATGACTTGCATTGCATCTGCAGCATTTTGACCTGCAGTTCCTTCCAAAACAGAAGTATATGCAGCAAGTTTTTCATCTACAGGCGCAGAACTGACTACTGGAGAACTTGGTGTTTCACCTGGGTCTCCCGGAGCACCAGGTGAAGCACCAGGTGAAGCACTAGAAGCACCTCTAGATGAACTAGCAGAAGAACCAGATGATTTTTTATCAGAACTACCTTTAATTAATCTATCAATCGCAGATGCAAATCTATTAATAATAACACTTAAACTATCAACTATGTTTTCTGGTATTTCTGGTGTAGAACTTTTTGGTTGTATTGCATCACTATCGGAAAGAGCATTTGTTGCAGCAGCACCAGCAACACCTAATCCAAGAGCACCGGCACCAAGAGCAAGCATCTTACCCTTACCCATTCCTCCTCTCATTCTTCTATTAAGAGGTGTATTACTACCTTTTAATTTATTTCCAGGAACATCAACATCAAGATTGATACCACCACCACCTGATGGTGAAGCTTTTGGTAAATTAGATAATTGTTTTACAATTTTAATTATAACCTGACGAATTAATTTTGCAACTTCAAAACTTTCACTAAAAGAGGTTTGAAGTGCTTTTAGATTATCTCGCAACCCATCTACAAATTTTCTTCTTCCAAAAAACTGTATAAAATTAATTACATCTTTATAAAGACCCAAAACTTTTTGAAGAACACCAGTTGGTTTTGCCTCATCTACTTTTTTAATTTTATCTTGATAATCTTTTGATAAATTACCAATAGTTTTATTAATTATATTTGTAACTGAATTATTGATTGTTTGTGCTTGATTATTATAATTATTAACTATTCCCGTTGATAATGTTTTTATAATACTATTAATATCTACTGATGATGGTTGTACACCTGCTCTTTGAAATTTAACTATTTTATTCGCTGCTGATCCAAATGTTCTCACATCAGAAGAAGTTTTACCAGAAATAAAATTTTGTGCCTTTATAGGATTTAAATTTCTTTTATTAGTAATAACTTCTGGTCTGATAGCAGAACTAATTGCCATTTGATTGTTGTTTCAGGTTTTCTTCTTCTATATGTTGTTGTAATAATGTAACATAAATGTCTCTTTCCCAAGGCATCATATTTTCTATTTCTGTTAGTGAATATTTATGATACTGCATTAATGAGAAATTAAGTTTAAAATATGACTCCAAATCCATATGAGCCATAATTAACCGAAAAAACTGGTTAAACCCTCCAACGTCACTTCATTTTCTACTTCTGTTTTTGGATTTTTAACTTTAATAGTATGAGAAAGTTTAGGCATCGTCTCAAAGAAATTTTCAATCATTTTAAATTGATTTGTATTCATCGTTTCAATCCATTCTTTTAATTCTTTTTTTGTACAATCTGCTGCTGCCCAACTATCCTCTTGATTGAATACTATATCTATACAAGATGCAATAATTTCAAAAGATTCATCAATATTTGAAATTGTTTTTTCTTCACTAAAATCAAAATTAGATTTAATGAATTCATTTAATGATGGATATTTCATTCTTAAAGTTAAACCTTCACCCAAATCTATATCAGATTTATGATTTTCATTTTTTTGTACTTTTATTTCATCAATATAAATTTTCACAGGAACGTCAGTTACACCATCATCACTACAAGTTACAATTAAATCAACACTTTCACCAACTGATTTTCCACGAATATTTAGAAAAATGTATTCAATATCAAATGTGGGAAGTTCTTCTACTTTTATACCCCTACTTAGAATACATTCTTTAAGTACAGACTTAATTGCTATGGTAATTTGTTTAGTATCTTTACTTTCAAGAGCAAGAAGTAATATTTTTTCCTCCTTTACAAGAAATGGACGATACTTAATTGTTTTTCCAGTTGAAGGTAATTCTAACTCATATTGAGGTGTGGAAATTTTAGGCAAAGTCATTTTTGTTAATTAAATTCAGTGTAAGTATTTAGGGTTTACCAAGATTTTTATCTACAGTATAACGAGTATAACTAAAATTAATTGTAGTTTTGGTTATAGTGCTTCCTTCATAAGATAATGGAAGTGCAGTTAAATTTGTGGGAAATGCTTCTACAAAATAATAAGTCATTGTTGGTTGATTAGTGATATTTGAACTTGTTGCTTTTTTATTTGGATTTTTAAGAAAATTTCTTTCAAATTTTGTAATTGCAATATTTTTTTTATAAGTGTTCGGATAACTAAATCTAAAAAAGTTCTGCGGTTCTTTAAATAAATCTTTACCTTGTCCCTGAGGACTACCATCATATTTTAAACTCTGAGAAAAAAGTGGATCTATATAATTCATCCATTCTTCAAATAAACGAATCACATCATATTTGTCATCCACGTAAAAAGTAAGATTAAAATCACTATAAATTCTACGAATTGGGAATCTTTCTATAATTCCTTGACGACTTCCAGACTCTTCAGCCATATCAAAAGTTGAACCAGGAAGTGTTGCTTCCGCACAAAGAAAATCATATTTTTCTTGCTTATCTGCACCCAATAAATTACATTTATTTAAATGAGAAAATAACTCATCTGGACCACCCAAAAGTAAAGAAACTTTAAAATGACTAGTTACCGAAAGAGGTCCTAATATGCTTTGAACCTCAGGAATACTAACCCGAAGTCTACCAATTTTATTAGACATCTAAATACACATATAAATCCCTATATTATGTATGTCTATAAATAAGAACTACAAACAAGGAAAATTTAAACCAAAACATCCGGAAAAATATAATGGAGACCCAACAAATATTATATATCGTAGTTCTTATGAACTCAAAATGTTTGAATATTGTGATTTAACAGAAAATGTAATTTCATATCAAAGTGAAGAATTTTGGATTCCTTATGTATCACCAATAGACAAAAAAGTTCACAGATATTTTCCAGATATGAAACTCAAATACAAAGATAAAGATAATAATATAAGAATAGTAGTTATAGAAATCAAACCAGCAAAAGATTTAAAAGAACCACAAAAAAGTCCAGAAAAAAGAACAAAATCTTGGGCTTATGCCGTCAAAAACTGGGCAATTAATCAAGCAAAATGGAAAGCATGTCGTGAATATTGTACAGATAGAAATTGGGAATTCCGTATTTTTACCGAACGTGATTTGGGAATTCAAATATGATTGCCGATAAAATAATCAAAGAAGCAGGAAAAAAGTTTCGTTCCACCAGTTGGTATACAAATGCATTAATGAATGAACTTTCAAAATATAAAGACGATGATATAAGTGAAATTGATACTTATTTTATCATTCCTGGCGATTTAGTATTTTTTATGTATTCTGCAAAATATCCACAAAAATATCAATTTTGGGATAGGCAACCACTAGCATATATTATTGATGTAAATCCAAGAGAAGGAAAATTTCTTGGTTCCAATCTTCATTACCTAAATCCACAATATCGTGGAGGAATTGCAAATTCTTACATAAATAAAGCAGGAAATGTAAATGCACCAAGAAAAACATTACATAATTATTTGTTTTCGGGTGTAAGTAGTGATTTTTTCAAAGTTCCTAAAAATGAATGGAGAGAAGTATCTCTACTTCCAACCGAAAGATTTGTAGATAAAAGAGGACAACCAGTATTTAAATCCAAAGTTTGGGATTACCCAGATAATTTATCGGCACCATAAATGGCTGAAAAAATAGTAAACTCAAATTTCCACCCAGCACCTGCAACAATTCTACCTTCACCTGGAGATAGAAAAATAGAACTTACTTATGATCCGATCAACGGAGATACCAAATTATATCTTATAGTTAATGTGGGCGGAGTTCAAACAAAAAAATCAGAAATATATAAAAATGGTGTATGGGATCCTTTGTCTGAAATAAATGATCCTAACGAAAGAGAAAAAATTCACGATAAAGTAAAAGATAAAATTAAAGATATAAAAAAAACTACTGGCACCGGAGTTCTTCCTGGATTTGTAGTGAATAATGCAGGATCCCAAGACATAGGTGTAGGAGGAACAATAGTTCCAACTGGACCACAAGGTGTTATACCAATAAGTTTGAGTATACTAAACGCAGTATCTGATCCCATTGGAGCATTAACTCCTTTTGATGTTTCTGGAAATAAATTTGAAGACAAAAACGAAAAGAGATTATTTAGTGAATCAAAATTACTTATATATCCAATGGATATGATTACATCAAAACAGGATAGATTAGAAATACAACAATTTAGATATAAACCAACAGGTGTAGATGCATTATTAAAAAATCCAAACCAAATACTTCAATCAGGATTACAAAGAACAAGTCCATTATCAGATCGTATCGGAATGGTAATTTTACCAATTCCAAATGGAGTATCAGATGGAAACAACGTTTCTTGGGGTGACGATCAAATGAATAATTTATCCGCAACTGCAATTGGAAAAGCAATGAACGATATGAGAACAAATTTAGCTATTGCTTTAGGTACTGGTACTATTGCTACTGCTCTTGACATAGCAACAAAAGGTCAAAATCCTTTTGGACCATTACAAGCAGCTAAAACTGCTATAGCTGGTGCAATTTATGCAGATGTATTTAGAGCTGCAGCAGCTTCTGATGGAGCAAAAGGCGACCTTTCTGCTGGATTAACTTCACAAATTCTTAAAATAGCAGGATTTGAAACATCTCCAGAAAGTATTCTTGCAAGAGGATTTGGTATTATTCCAAACTCAAACTTGGAACTTTTATTCAATGCTCCTTCTCTTCGTCAATTTTCATTTGCATATCGTATGAGTCCAAGAAGTAAAGAAGAAGCAAGAAATGTAAAAAGAATTATTCGTTTTTTCAAACAAGGTATGGCCCCAAGAAAAATAACCGACCAAGGAGGACAGGCAGGCCAAGCATCATATTTTCTTGGAACTCCAAATGTATTTAAATTAAAATACAAAACAACAGGAAATAAATCAATTTCTGGATTAAATAAATTTAAAGTATGTGCTCTTACGAGTTTTAGTGTAAATTATGCTCCCGAGGGTGCATGGTCTGCATATGACGAAGGACAACCAGTTACACTTACCATGGCAATGCAATTCGCAGAACTTGAACCAGTTTATAATACTGATTACCAAACAAATATTTTCAATACTAGAAAAGATGATTTAGATCCAGTAGAAGACGACGATGTAGGTTATTAAAATGGGATACTTCAACGAACTTCCAAATCTGGAATATCTATCACAATTACCAGATGCAGATACAAATCAAACTTTTATTACAGTTAAAAATTTATTTAAAAGAGCAAAATTAAGAACTGATATTATTAATATTATTACTTCTTTTGTATCTTATCAAATTGAAGATAATGAACGCCCAGATATAGTTGCATCAAAAGTTTATGATAATCCAGAACTTGATTGGGTTATTTTAATTACAAACAATATCACAAATATAAGAGAGCAATGGCCGTTAAATAATCAAGATTTATACTATCATATGTTAGATAAATATGGATCTGATGAAGATATATCAAAAATACATCATCATGAAACAACAGAAGTAAGAGATGAATATGATAGACTTATAATTCCATCAGGACTCAGAGTAGATTCAAATTTTAGTATTACATATTCTAAACTTGATAAAAATCTGGTTACCACCAAACCAATCAAAACAGTTTCAAATTATGAATATGAAGTCAATAAAAATGAAAAGAAAAGACAAATTCGTATTCTTAAACCACAATACTTATCTGTTGTAATTACCGATTTGAGAAATATTATGAAATATGATATATCATCGCAATATATAAATCAAAATACCAAACAAACTTATAATCCAAATCTTACTGGAGTATAAAAACCTTACAGACAAAAAAATCCCCGAAAATTTTTTTCGGGGATAAAAGTAATTAAAAAGTGATTTTCAAATTAAGAATTTGCTAATCTTGAAAAATAACTTAAAGCATCATCGTTTTCATCTTCATCATCTTCTTCAACTTTTGTTTTTGAAGACGAAGTAAATGTAGAGTCATCTCTTGTTGTTGATATCATTTCTTCTTCTTCATCAATTGTTTCTGGGTCTTGACGCTTTAATGTGGATTTTGTTCCAAGAACTTGATCCAATCTTTTCTTCAAATCATCATAAGATTTAAAGTTTTTTGGACCAGTGAATTCATTTAAATCATAAAGTGATTTATAAATTCTTTCTAATTCATCATCATCATCCAGAAGAGGTCCAGATTCAGAGAATTCTGACTTATCATAGTTCCAATAACCTTCTACTTTACGTAATTTAAGTTTAAAATTAGCACCTTCCCAAAAATCAAAAGGATTAATTGGTTTTTCATCATCAAATTCTGGTTGCATTGCAGCCATAATTTTATCAAAAACTTTTTTACCAAATTTATACAAAAAAACTTTACCCTCATTTTGAGGAGCAGCGGGATCTTTAACTATATAAATGTTTGAATAATAAGATAGTTTACGCTTACGATCACGAACAATATTTTGATTATCTTTACTTCCAGTATTCCATAACTCACGATTTGCTTCACATACGGGACACTGATCTTTGTTTGTAGTTAAACAATTATCTATCAACCAACCACCAGGACCCTGAAAGGCATGAGACCACACTTGCGCCCAAGGAAGTTCACATCCTTCTGAAGCAGGAAGAAAACGAACCACAGCAGAACCAGTTCCACCCTTATCCATTGCTGGTTTCCAAAAACGATCATCATCCTTTGAACCAGTTTCATTTAATTTTTCAACTTGTTTAATGAGTTTTTCGGTCAAAGAACCCATTTTTGATTGCTTTTTTAAATCAGAAAAGCTCATACATATTCTCCGTATTAATAATATTGTATTGTATTAAACTCATTTATTATAATAAATCTAAAATTACTTGTCAAGTGTCTTTTCAAGTGAATTAATAGTATTTTCAAGTATTTGAAAAAACGAATTAAATCCTAGTTCTTTATCAAATCCAAGAAATTCTATGGAATCAAGCAATCGTTCTTTCATTTCTATTGCTTCCAAATCATCAGAAAGAGAGAGTCTAAAAACAAAAAGTTTTTGTTTTTCTAAAAAATCTTTCATCAAAATTAAATGCTTTTTTCTCTGTTCCTTATTATAAAAAGGAACATGCATCATATCATTAAAGAGTTTGGTTTGCATTTTTTCAAGTTCTTTCATATCTTCTCTAACCATTTCAGAATCAAAAAACTCATTCATAATACAATCTCCTTAAGTGCATTTTTATACTTTTCTATATCAATATTTAAAAAAGGTTTGTATTTACGAATTCTTAAACTTACAAAATTCCAAATTGGATCTGTGATTTTTTTATCAAAATCTTTGACGAAATTTAATATCATATCCAAAATAGTTAAAGTTTCAATTGTAATATCTTTTTGTAAATATCTTTTAATAATTTCTGGATGTGTTCCGACTTTATAATTAAATAATTGATTGAAATTTTTTTTATTTACAAAACTTTCAATTTCACTTTTAAACAAATAAAACATACTTTGCGACTTTCTTAACCAATCCATATATACATCTTCACCTTCTCGTATAATATCTCCAATCCAGAGCCTCTCTGGATCTGAACAGGAAACAAAATTAGCAACGAAAAAATCTACGACTTCTCGATCTGATTTCTGTCGTGCAACTTTTTCAAACCAGAACCTATCTCGTCTATCATGGAAAGATTTTATTGTAGACCTTGATTTGCCACAATATCTAAAATAATCATACGAATCTTTTACAAAATGATTTTTTAAAGACAGATAACATTTATAGGTATCAAATGGAGTCACTTTTCAAACACTCTTTATTTGTATGGAATTAAAACACTAATTTTGCTTTTGTAGTTTTCTTTAAGAAATTAAGTTCAATTGCATTACATTTTAACTTTTCTTTGAGTGGTTTTGAAATCAATTTAGATACAACATCAATTTCAATATTGTTATCTTCACAATATAATACAATTGCATCAATATAATTGACTTTTGAGATTTGAACAATACTTTCTATATCTTGTGCAAATTTTTGCGGACATAAAAATTTAGAACTTAATTCTTTTTTAATTTCTTCATTCATAGGATTGAAGTTTATATCTAACAAAGTCTCTAATATACTGGGTAAGTAATTTGATATACTTTTGCTTATTATATTCTTCATATACTTCACATTCTCCATTTTCACAAGCCATAATAATTACAAATTTTTTTACCATTATACCAGTAATTTCATATAACATGCAAGCATAAGCAGCACATTGCACAAAATAATGATCGATCCATTCTTTTGGTTTTGGTTTTTTAGAAGTTTTAAAGTCAATAACAGCTAATTCTCCATTATATTCTGCTATACAATCACATGTTCCGGCAATTCCAAGAACTTTACTATACATAGACTGCTCAAGAGCATGTATATTATCAATTTTATCCAAATCTGTTTTTGCAATCTTAAATAAAAACTCTGATAGGGGTTGAACTGATGGAAGTTCTATATTATGTAAATATTTTTCAACCAAAGTATGCATATCAGTTCCACGACTAGTTGCTGCTTTAGTTATTTTGTCTGCTTCTTCTTCTCCTATTTTTTTTCTCCAGTTTAAAAAAATCTGACGATTAATATAACTGGTAACAGAAGTGATAGAAACAAGTTTTAATAATTCATCTCCTTCTTGAATGGAATAATATCTAACTCCATCAATTGTAGTCCTTTCCAATAAAGGAAGTTTAACATCAACATGTATAAATGTCATAAACCAAGTTCCATTTTTGTAAGAATGTATTCCTTAATTAGTCCACTACGAATTATGTCTGCGATTTGAAATTCAATAATATCAAATGATGGCATTTGACGAATAATTCTCATAAAATCTACAATACCATTTTTTTCATTTTGACGAAGTAAATCACTTTGAGAAATGTCACCACAAAAAAGAATTTTAGTATTTTCACCTACACGAGTAATGATGGAGTCCAATTCATGAAAATTTAAATTTTCTAATTCATCTACAATAATAATACAATTATCAAGAGTTGTACCACGAATAAAAGAAGTGCTCCAGAAACTAATCGTTTCTTGTGCCTTGAGATTTCCATAAAGCATTTCAAAATCAGCATCAGAGGGCATCTGAAACATGTATTTTACCATATTCTTATAAGGAATTTGATAAAGAGATGCTTTATCTTCGTGACTATTATGAGTCACAATATATTGATCAGTAATATAAAGATGTTCTTGATCTTCAACTGAGATACACTGAACTTCCTTTTCGCATACTGGTTCTATAGATTTTATACCAACGTAATGCATATATTTGGGTTTAAATCTATCTGCTTTTCTTGAAATATAAAAAGGATTTATTTCTTTTGGTAGAGAAATATTTAATTCATATGATATATGTTTTGTTATTATCAATCTTTTTTTTCCATTCTTATCAATTAAAACATTTTTCTTTTCTCTATTAATTCTATTTCTACTCCTATAAGTTGCTCTTCCACCCAAAGATTGAACCAACTCTACCACATCATCTGCTAATTGTTTTGAAATAGTTGTATAAGAACAACAACCACCACATATATCTTTGATTGTTCCATCGGTATCCATGAGTCCACGAAGAAGTTCTATTCTATCATCTACACAAGAATATTTGTATAAATCTGGAATAAACTTATCATATGCTTTTTTACCACTCAATCCAAGTTCATATAAATAATTTTTAATAGGATTTTGCCATCTATTTAATGGTGGTAAAAATTTATACTCATATTCATTAATTATTTTACTTTCTTTACATCTTTTTGTGATTACATTTTTGGATAAGTTGAGATTTTTTATGGCATCTCCAATTGAATAATATTCAATTTTTTTATCATTATTGATATTTTTAAGTAGAACTCTTCTTGCGGGTTTATTGCACTTCAAATCTTTTGAACTGATTGTATATTGAATATTATTAGAAGATGAAGAAGTTTTTAAATAACACCCAATTTTATTTACTTCATTTTCAACTTTTTCGATTAATTCAATATCTGTATTTGCTATAGCAATAGAATTAGATATTGAACCATCACCCAAAATAACACCTAAAACATATGGAGATATTGGAAGATTATTTTTAGGAAATTGAATTGGTTCATTTCTCGGAATATAGTGATTTATTTTTCCATTTTTATCATAAAGAGTATTAATAATTTGTCTAGTAGATTTTACATTACCAGTTCTTTGTCGTTTTTTATCTTCAAATGTTTTAGTCATCCATAAATGATCTTCACAACATTCTGTAGATGTATTTTCGGTTGTCGTAATTTTATAAATCAATTTTTTTCCTTTTGAATAAACGCCAAGAACTTTTGTTGGTTTTCCATTTTTAGCAATCACATAATCTCCAACTTTTATTTGACCCATCGTAGTCCATCCACTCGGAGTAAGTATTTTTGCATCAAGTGGTTGTGGTCCTGGTAAAAATCCTATCTCACGAGTGGGTACAAGAGATCTGACGATGTAAATCTTTTCATATGGAGTATATTCACACAATACATCTTGAAGTGCCTTGAAGAGGCATAAAAATGTTTTACCAGAACCAGCAACTCCGTGAGCAACTAAATGTTTACCAGAATCATAAGACTCAAATAATTTTTTTTGATTTTCTGTAAGTGGTTCAATATCTAAAAGCAATTCTGATCCAATTGGTTTTCTTCTTTTTGATTGCTTTGTTGTCAAACCAACTCCAATAGGTTGATTATCATTGTTTCTTCTTTTTCTTGCCATTTAAGAAATGCGTTTTACGTTTGAATTGGGCATTTTTCCTGCTTTATCTAATATGGTATTCCAGGAAGGATGTTTCTTGATAAGTTTATCTTTCCACTCTCCGATTTCTCCAACCCCGGCAACACCAGCAGACCAATCCTTATCCCATTCCTTATTATTTTCTCTCCATTCTTCATACTCAATCATAGTCATATAAAGTTCTTTTCTTTCACTAGTTTCTTTATTTTTAACTGGATATGTAGGCATTTGTTAAAATAATATACAGAGATATTTAGAATGTTAATGAAGGTGGTTCAAAACAAACCCAGTCAAGTGCAGATGCAATTGTAGGAAATTCTTGTACGAAAATACATTTACATCTTTCAGCAATTACCATATGTTCTGATTGAGTTCCATTTTTTTCGCGGAGGGCAATATAATGTATCCAAGACCTTACATTTCCAGTCATATATATTCTCGTATGTGTTGCCTGTGGAAGTATGAAACGAGCACTTTCTTTTGCAACTCCGTTCTCCAACATGTGCTTATAAAGAGACAAACCTTGTTCAAAATAAGTTTTGATTTTATTTTGCATTAGGTTCACAAAAATAGAATCCAAATCATTAGTTGAATTTTGACGATTTTTAGTATCCTGTTTACGCAACTCAGGAACCTCAAGTTCTAATTGAAGTTCTGTACTATCAGCATATCTTTGAGAGAACTGCTGAAAAGTAAAACTACGATGACGAAGTATTTGAGTTGCGATCGCAAGAGAAGTATTAATTTCAAGAGTTAAATATGCGTGTTCAAAAATACTCCAATGTTGATTCTTGATACAGTATCTGAGAAGACCTTCAAAGTTTGAATTCTCTTGATTTTTTGGATTACTTACACGAGCACAATATGCAATATGTTTCTCTGCCTCTGGTGTGACTCTAACTAACTTAACTGTCGGAGATTTCATAATTACGAAAACCGTTTTTTCTTTGTTGCTTAATATATTGTTTTTTTGCAAGATTGATTTTTGCACTATCCAATGATTTTTTCATATAAATAATTTCTTCATCAGAATACAGTTCTGAATTTTTAAGTGCCTTT